GTAACAGGTTGTTTCAGTATTGTTACTACGACTGTGGCTTACCTAAGAATGGTGGATGGTACGACAGAGTGTACAGAGTAAGTTATAACTATGTATGCCCTATAGAGGTTAAGTTCAAATGATTGATCCCTTCACAGCTTTTGCTGCAGCACAGACAGCTGTATCCGCTATTAAGAAGGGTATTCAGTTAGGCAAGGACATTGGAGGCATCTCTAATGACTTAGCTAAGTTTGCTGGTGCTGTCTCTGACTTAAGCTTTGCACATAAGCAGTCAGAGAACCCACCTTGGTATGCGGTACTATTAAGTGGTAGTGGTCCTACTGCAATGGACATCTTCGCTAAGAAGAAACAAGCGGAGGCTCTACGTGCTGAGATTAAACAATATATTCAGTTTGCTTATGGGCAAAGTGCTTGGGAAGAGCTTCTCAGTATTGAAGCGCAGGTACGTAAAGACCGTCAGAAAACTATGTATCGCAAGGCTGAGATTAAGCAGACTATTGTGGAGTGGTCTCTTGGTTTACTGGTTGTTCTATCAGGAATTGGTATTCTTGGCGTGGGGATTTATTTCCTTGGAAAGCAACAAAATAAATGGTAAGCTTAAGAAGTAACAGTAACTAAGGAAAACAACATGGCACGACAACTAACAGAGAATCAACAGAAGTTCTTGGAAGTACTCTTTGACGAGGCGGCTGGTGATGTTGTTCTTGCTAAGAAGATGGCTGGCTACAGTGACAATACACCTACACGTCTTATTGTAGAGGCTCTCAAGGATGAGATTGCTGATGCCACACGTACACACTTCGCACGTTCAGCACCTAAAGCTGTGATGGCTCTGGTTGGTGCATTGAATGATCCTACTGAGTTAGGCATTAAAGAGAAGATGGCAGCAGCAAAAGACTTGCTTGATCGTGCAGGACTTGGTAAAGTAGAAAAAGTAGATGTATCGTCTTCAAGTGGCGGCGTCTTCTTTCTACCATCCAAGGAAGGCAAGAACGAGTAACAATGAAGCGACAGTCTTTAGGGTACTGGCAACTGCCTAAACCCCATAGAGGTGAAGAGAAACAGTGGCACATTATAGTTCGTACAACTAGACAAGTGCCATACGGTTATAGAATACACCCTGATAATAATAAACTACTAGAACCTATCCCTACTGAGTTAGAGGCATTAGAGCTTGCAAAGCGCCACTTAAAGCAGTATGGTTACAGAGAAGTTGCTATCTGGCTAACTAAGCAGACAGGGCGTTACATCTCACACATGGGTTTAAAGAAGAGGGTAGACATTGAGCGAAAACGTAAGACAACAGCTAGAATTAAACGCAAGCTTGCCCAGCGGCTCGAAGAAACGCTTACGGAAATCAAAAAGCTCGAAGAAGAAAACATCGGAGCCTACAGAATCATCGACTCCTCAGACGGTTGAACCTGTAGTAGAGCCAGTGTATGCTCAAGTTAAAGCACCAGACCTTGATGTAGAAGCAGCTCAAGACATCGTGTTTAAGCCCAATCCGGGGCCACAGACAAACTTCCTAAGCGCCTCTGAAAGGGAAGTATTGTACGGCGGGGCAGCAGGTGGTGGTAAATCTTATGCCATGCTTGCTGACCCGCTACACGGTTTAGGTAATGCTAACTTCAGTGGGTTGCTAGTACGACATACTACAGAAGAGTTACGGGAACTTATCCAGAAGAGCCAAGAGCTTTACCCTAAAGCTGTACCCGGCATTAAATGGTCAGAGCGTAAGTCACAGTGGACTACTCCACAAGGCGGAAGGCTCTGGATGTCGTACCTCGACAAAGACTTGGATGTTACACGCTACCAAGGACAGGCGTTTAACTGGATTGGCTTTGACGAACTTACACAGTGGCCTACACCTTATGCGTGGGACTACATGCGTTCTCGACTACGTAGCGCTCACAGTACAGACTTAGGTTTGTATATGCGTGGTACAACTAACCCCGGCGGCGCTGGGCATGGTTGGGTTAAGAAGATGTTCATTGATCCTGCACCTTCTAATGAAGCGTTCTGGGCTACGAACATTGAGACAGGTGACACTATTACGTTCCCTAAAGGGCATAGCCGTGAAGGTGAGCCTCTGTTTAAGCGCAGGTTTATCCCTGCTAGTTTGTTTGATAACCCTTACCTAGCTGATACAGGCGACTATGAAGCCATGCTTCTGTCATTACCTGAGCATCAACGTAAGCAACTACTTGAGGGTAACTGGGACGTCAATGAAGGAGCTGCATTTCCTGAGTTTAATCGAAGAATACACGTTACTGAGCCTTACGATATTCCAGACTCGTGGCCTAAGTTTAGAGCTTGCGACTACGGTTATGGCTCCTACACTGGAGTTCTCTGGTTCGCTGTATCACCAAGTGAACAGCTGGTTGTCTACAGAGAGTTATATTGCTCTAAGGTTACAGCTACTGATCTAGCAGATATGATCTTGGAAGCTGAGGCAAATGATGGTACTATACGTTACGGCGTGTTGGACTCCTCTCTCTGGCATAAAAGAGGTGACACAGGTCCATCACTAGCAGAGCAGATGATTATGAAGGGGTGTCGCTGGAGGCCATCGGATCGCTCTCGTGGTTCACGGGTAGCAGGTAAGAACGAGATCCACAGGCGTTTGCAGGTAGATGAACACACAGAAGAGCCTAGACTTGTATTCTTCTCTAATTGTATTAGCACAATAGCACAGCTACCTATTATACCGCTAGACAAGAGAAACCCTGAAGACGTTGACACTAACGCAGAAGACCACTTGTATGACGCATTACGATACGGTATCATGACAAGACCTCGTAGCTCTATCTGGGACTTCAACCCAGCAACACAAAACTCTGGCTTTCAGATGTCAGACCCTAGCTTTGGATACTAAATAAATGGCAGAAATAGATGACCTCTCATTTGAGACAGATGAAGTAGTTGCAGCGGAGTCTAGCGAGGACAGCATCTTTGATAGCTCTAGCAATCTTGTTGGTTTTGTAGTTGATCGCTTTAATCGTGCTGAGGATGCACGGTTCTCTGATGAAGAGCGTTGGTTGCGTTCTTATCGTAACTATCGTGGTATCTACGGACCTGACGTACAATTCACGTCTAACGAGAAGTCTAAGGTATTTGTTAAGGTTACTAAGACCAAAACTCTTGCAGCGTATGGACAGATTGTAGACGTACTGTTTGGTAACAATAAGTTCCCTCTGTCTGTTGAGCCTTCTGTATTGCCTGATGGTGTAGCTGAGTCGGTACACATTAACGTTGATCCTAATGCAGGCCCAGCGCAAAGTGCTTTGTCTGGAGCCTTCACTGATACACCCGGCCAGCCTTACTTGATTGGTCCTGACACTAAACTAGAGCCGGGTGAAACACGTACATCTCTTATGAAGCGCTTAGGTGGCCTAGCTAATAAGTTAAGCCCTGTAGGTGATAAGCTTATTGAGGGTGACGGTACTACGCCTACTAGCGTTACTTTCCATCCTGCTATGGTAGCAGCTAAGAAGATGGAGAAGAAGATCCACGATCAGCTTAACGAGAGTGGTGCATCCAAGCATCTACGCTCTATGGCTTTCGAGATGGCTCTTCTTGGTACAGGCGTAATGAAGGGTCCATTTGCTTTAGATAAAGAGTACCCTAACTGGAATGAAGAAGGTGAGTATGACCCTCTAGTAAAGACTGTTCCATCAACTAATCACGTATCTGTGTGGAACTTCTTCCCTGATCCAGAAGCTACATCTATGGATGACGCTGAGTATATTGTAGAACGCCATAAGATGTCACGTAATCAGCTTCGTGCTTTGCGTGGACGTCCTTACTTCATGGAAGATGCTATTCAGACAGCTATCGCTAAAGGCCCAGACTATGTGCGGAAGCATTGGGAGATGAAGATGGAGGATGACGATACTAATCCTTCAGATACAGAGCGTTGGGAAGTATTGGAGTTCTGGGGTTTTGTTGATACAGAGATCCTTGAAGAGAACGGCATTAAGATCCCTCGTGAGTTCCGTGACTTAGTTGAAGTAAATGCTAACATCTGGGTTTGTAACGGGGATGTTATTCGCTGTGTGCTTAACCCTTTCAAGCCTACACGTATTCCATATTACTCTGTACCCTATGAGCATAACCCTTACTCCTTCTTTGGTGTAGGTATTGCTGAGAACATGGATGACACACAAACATTGATGAACGGCTTTATGCGTA